CAGTACCCTCAAATATTGGGGTAGGTCTAAGGCGTACAGATACCAAGGAACCTATAGGTATAGTCTCTGATGAGTACGAGCCTATCCAGTACATGGAAATTGTGTCCCATGTTGAGGAAGCCTTACTCTGGTCCGGTATAGACATGGCAGATACACAGTTTACTACTAATGTTTATGATCGAGGAGCCAAGCTGGAGTTAAGGGCCAAGTTTCCTGCTCATGAAATGACCATGCGAGAAGGAAAGGATAGTATTATACCTGAATTTGTATTCAGAACTTCTCATAACCGGACATGGGCCAACAACGGAATGATGGGCCTTTGGAGATCCTTCTGCTATAATACCTTGGTGTCTGGTCACAAGCTGGCCTATGTGTATGGCCGACATACCAAGAACTTTAATGTCTCTGGTTTTGGTAAAAAGATACGGGTAGCAGGTGAGTTTATAGCAGGAGATGGGCTGGATCAAATGAAAAAGTGGTACAGTACTCCGGTTAAAAGATACCAGGCTATTGATCTCTTTACCAAGACACTCGCCCAGCGTACTGATAATGTCAGCAGAAAAAAGGTAGCCAATAAGGTAATGCTGTCCAACCTTATGAAGACCTTTGATGAAGAGAACCGTCACATACATGGAAGTGGACGTTACGAAGGCTATGCAAGAAGGGATACAGGAACCCTCTGGACTGCCTACAATGCTGCTACCTGGTGGTCTTCGCACCCTGATAGCAGACGTGGAAGCTCTCCGCATAATGTAAAGGTTAGCAGAGAAGATAAGGTCAGGAAGATGCTGGCTTCTTCAGAATGGGAGGCGTTGGCAGCATGATGTACTTTGTAACTATGCTTATAGTGTTGAACCTGCAACCTCCACTGGGATGGGTTCAACATACTGTCCCTTTTGATAACAGGGAGGTATGCTTATCTTATTTAAATAAAAATAAAAGCAACATCTCCCTATCTTTGGGAAGACAGTTTGGTAATCTTCTGAAGGGGATCAAGGAATATGATTGCCTGACCAGAGAAGATGCCGTTAACCGAAACACACAACTTGGTCATTGAAAGGAAGTATAATGATTGCCATTTTTACAATAGTCTCTACCCTCTGGTTTGCCTTGGATAACAAAACCTTTTTTGAAAAGGCACAGGAACAGTCAGCAAAGGGAGCTACTTGGGAATATGTAGGTGCAACTCCCATTGATCGAAATGCTGAACAGTTGTTTGAATTTCCATCACTGGATGGAGAAAAAATGATCCTCTTTAAATTGAAGGAGAAGTAAATGACTATTATTGAAGGTAAGGTCTGGGGTAGTACAGAACCGCTGATTCAGTCACTACCCGTACCATTAGAGTTCCATCGTATCAAGGTAGATCAGGGAGGATATTGTTCCCAACATAAGCATCAGTCAAAGTTTAATGCCTTCTATGTTATCTCTGGTGAGTTAGAAATCAAGAGATGGAAAGACTATGGCTTGTGCGATAGTACCCGTCTCTTTGCTGGGGACATAACTATTGTACCAGCAGGGGAAGTGCATATGTTTATAGCTCATGAGGAGACTGAGGCTCTGGAGATATACTGGACCCAGTTAAATCATAACGATATCCAGCGTGAAAATACAGGAGGCATATGATGGATATTCTTCTCTTGCTTTTACTATTACTGTGATATAATAGAGCATGTCATATATAATTGTACATGTAGATGATCCCGGTGATCTTGAGTCGATGAATATTCTTCCAACGCCTACAGGAGATGCTGTGAAAAAATTCAACAGCAAGACAGAAGCTTCAGCTTTTCTGTCTGAACTGGGAGTAAGCATGGATCTCTGGTACAATAATGACATACACATATTGAGGTTGCACTAATGAAAAAGATACTAACTGCCCTAGCCTTTCTTTTTATTTCCATGTCTGAAATAAAAGCTGGTGAGTTTGACTGTCTTGTTGAAGCCATCTACCATGAGGCCAGGTCTGAAGAGATGATACCACAACTGGCAGTAGCCAATGTAATCCTGGTCAGGGTAGAGAGTAGTGATTTTCCAGATACAATCTGCAAGGTGGTACATCAAGGAAAATACTGGGAAGGAAATCCAGTAAGGGATCGGTGCCAGTTCAGCTACTGGTGCGATGGCAAGTCAGAAAAAATGCCAAACATAGAAGCATTGATAAAAGTTATTAATGTTGCACAGATGTCACTGAAAGGTGTGCAAGTCAGGCAGACAGTAGGAGCTACCCATTACCATGCCTCATATGTTACACCTTCCTGGGCATCTGATCCTCGTTTAAAATCAGTAGGTGCGGTAGGGCTGCACATATTTTATATTGACATGAGGGAAAAATAGGAGTATGATGTGTCTTCGATCATAAAGGAAAGAGATCTCACCCTAAAACTTCTACATAAACAGATAGATACTTTAAAGAATCTTGTGGAAGAGAGGGATGTTACAATTAAAAAATTACGCATCGAACTTGAAAGATTAAATTATAAGAAAGCCAATCAAGGATGGGTGGAATAATGGTAAAGAATCTATGGCAGAAAGAACGCAACCATTTATTTAGGGATCTGGTCAGGCAATATAGTCAGGAAGGATACTCTCAAAAAGAATCCAAGAAGCTGGCCAAGCAGGAGATTGACGAAATAATGGAGGACAAGGAAAACTTTGTGGATACTCTCTGGAGGGAGTCCTTCAGGGATGTCTAGATTCAGGCCCAGATGGGAAATGGTTCTCAAGAAAGAACAGGGAGATATTATTATCGAGTCCTTTAATAGCAGAAAGGAGGCAGAAGAAGAAATTGAATATCGGAATACACTGTGTAGGCACATGGGATATACTCCTGATGTTACTTATATAGTAAGGAAAAGTATTTCAAGAAATAAAAAATAGGAGAAAGCTATGGCTAGTCAGTGGCCTAGTAGAGGAGCTTGTCCTGAATGCGGGGCAGGTAGAGCGAATGTTCAACATGAAGATGGACATTCGTATTGTTTTAGTTGCAAGACAAGGTTTGGAGAAGATATGGCACAACAGGCAACAGTCGTTTCAATGTCGGAAAGACATACCAATTGTAAGACAAAAGGCGTAGTAGCTGATATCCATGACAGGAAAATCAGCAAGGCAACAGCCAAGAAATACAGTACTCAGGTAAAGGTTACTGGCAATACCGTTACCCATCATATCTATCAATACTTTAATGGTGAAGGTAAACACATTGCCAATAAGGTCAGGGATGTCCAGAATAAAAGGTTCTGGTCAGAAGGAGAACTGGGTGTAGCTGGATTATTCGGACAGAATATCTTCAATCAGTCCGGTAAATACATCACGGTTTGCGAAGGCGAGGTGGATGCAATGTCTGCCTACGAATTGATGGGATCAAAGTGGCCTGTGGTCAGCATCAAGAATGGAGCAGCCTCTGCTCTGGAGAATTGTAAACAGGCTTTCAATTATCTGAACAAGTTTGAAACAGTAGTGCTTTGCTTTGATAATGATGAGCCGGGAAAGGAAGCGGCCCGAAAAGTAGCACAGATATTTGAACCTAACAAATGCAAGATTGTTTCTCTGGAATTAAACGATGCCAATGAATATTTAAAGACAGGTCAACGGGAGAAGTTTACTCAGGCATGGTGGAATTCCAAAGCCTACACGCCAGCAGGTATTATAAATCTGGCTGACTTGGGAGAGTCTCTCTATGATGAGTTTGATTGTGAGACATGTCTTTACCCCTGGCCCAAGATGAATGAGAAGACCTATGGACTACGTACTGGCGAGCTTATCACCTTTACCAGCGGTGCAGGAATGGGAAAGTCCAGTATTATACGGGAACTGATGTATCATATCATGATGAATACCAAGGATGGCATTGGTGTTCTTGCCTTGGAAGAAAGTATTCGGAACACTGCCTTCAGTATCATGAGTGTCGAAGCTAACGCCAGACTTTACATCAAGGAAGTACGTAAGAAATTTACGAGTAAACAACTAAGGGATTGGCAAAAGAAAACCATTGATACCGAAAGATTCTATGCCTTTGATCATTTTGGTTCCATATCTAACGATGAAATCCTTGACAGGATAAGGCATATGGCCAAGGCACTGGACTGTAAGTGGGTATTTCTGGATCACCTGTCCATTCTGGTATCAGGTCAGGAAGATAATGGTGATGAACGAAAATCAATTGACAATCTCATGACCAAACTTCGATCACTCGTTGAAGAAACAGGGATAGCCCTGATACTTGTCAGCCATTTAAGAAGACCCGCTGGAGACAGGGGTCATGAAGAAGGAAAGGAGGTAAGCTTGTCTCACCTTAGAGGATCGGCCAGTATTGCTCATCTAAGTGATAGTGTAATAGCCTTGGAAAGAAACCAGCAAGCCGATGATGAGCATGAGGCTAACACTACTACAATAAGAATACTGAAGAATCGGTATACCGGAGATACAGGTGTATCCTGTTATCTACATTACAATAAGGATACCGGACGCATGACCCAAGTAGACAATCCTTTTATGGAGAATGATAATGAAGAAGCCCTTTGATAGAGATCTTTATAATAAAGCAGACAGTGCTGCCAAGAAGCACATGATTAACTGGCTGGAATTTACACAGCCCAAGTGTACAGTCAACTCAGAAGAAACTACATACTTTGATTTGACTGTCAAGACTGATGATCTGGGCAGTCCACAATTCTATGAGGTGGAAATAAAATATGCATGGAAAGGGGATTGGCCTGAATCCTGGACTGAACTGAGAATTCCCTTCAGAAAGAAACGGCTACTGGATAAATGGAAAAAGGAACATATGGATAGCTTACTGACATTCATAGTTTTCAATCATGACTGTAGCAGGGCATGGCATGTGGATGGAAACACTGTTTTGGAAAGCGAGGTGAAGGAAGCATCAAACAAGAATATAAGAAAAGGTGAATTGTTTTTTCATATTCCGGTTGATCAAGCTTATCAGGTAGATATGTCTTATGGTAAACGCAGTAGTTGATATTGAAACAGATGCTATTGATGCCAGTACCATACACTGTATCGTAGCCAGGTGTTACTCCAGTAACGAGCAAAAGGTCTGGGTGCAGGAAGAGTGTAAGGAATTTGGAGAATGGTCCTCCCGAATTGATAGCTTTATCATGCATAACGGGATCAGCTTTGATGCCCCTATCCTTAATAATCTGGCAGGATCTAGCATAAAGGTATCACAAGTCAGGGATACCCTTATTGAGTCGCAACTTTATAATCCCATCAGGGAGGGAGGACATTCACTGGAAGCATGGGGAAATCGGCTGGCTTTCCCCAAGGGAGAGTTCAGTC